CGGAAAGGGAGAGGCTGGTCAGGGCGCGTTTCCTGATAGGCGCATATACGGGGATGAGAATATCCGACGCGATGGAAGTCAGCACGTCGAACGTGTCGCACGGGATGATAACGTATGTGGCGAAGAAGACGGGGACGGAGGCCACCGTGCCGTGTCCGAGGAAGGTCCTCGACCTCATAGCCTACGTGAAGGCGAACGATTGCGAGATGTCGCTGATGACGTACAACAAGGTGCTGAGGATCGTCTGCATGAAGTCCGGCGTGAACTCGACGGTCAAGATACACCTCGGAGGGGAGACACAGGAGGGGCCGAAGTGGAAGTTCGTCAGCAGCCACACGGCGAGAATATCTTTCGCCACGAACCTTGCGAACGCCGGAGTCCCCCTCATACAGCTGGCGGGGATGATGGGGCACTCATCGACGCAGATGACTGAAAGGTACATTGCCAACAAGTCGGTGCAGCTCTCCGACAGCGCGATGGAATACTTTGCGTAAAAAGGAACAAAGATAATTTCAGAAGTACGGGACACCTTGCCCCCGTAATAAAGAAAAAAAAGCAAGATTCGTTAGAAACCTTGCCCCTTTTCTTGCCCCTGTATGCCACAGAGTGGCGTAGAATGGCGATTTTTGTGATTCGGTTGGGACACAAACCAAGCCTATTGCTACACGCGTGAAAGTCAGCGTTTTACACTTGATTATCAGTAAGTTGCAAAGACGGAAGTGTTAAATACGTTTCGCAAAAAAGGCTAAAAAATTAAACATTTTTGGCAATTTCTTGCCCCTTTTCTTGCCCCCCTTGACGGAAATCACTATATTTTCGGGCAGTTTTAGACATAGCGACAAAATGAACATAAATTTCAACCTGAAGGATTACAGCGCCGAACGGTCGGCGGTACGTCTCGTCATCACGCACAGGGGAAAAGTATATCGCAAATATACCGGAATCTCCGTACTGACGTCAAGATGGAAGAGGCCGAAGAAGGGCAGGCAGTGGCCAACGGATCCGGAGGATTCGAGGAAACTGAAGGGCATACTGCTGTCACTGGAGGAACGGCTCAACGAGTACAGTTCAGAGGACGACATTTTAAGGGCCGTGGATGAAGTGTTGTCCTCCAGCCTCGACACTTATACGCCGATAACGGAGAAAGCCTCGGAAAAGGTCTCTTTCTGGCAGTATTTCGACGAATGGGCGGCACGGCCGCGCTCCACGAAGAGATACAACGAGAATGCCAAGCGGAGGATAGGCGAAATGATGGGAAGGCAGGACGACTGGAACGACATCGACAGCGCGTGGTTCTTCAGGCTCGGCCAAAAAATGGACGAGGCCGGATACTCCGTGAACTACAAGGCTACGATAATAGCGAGGCTCAAGACGGTGATGTCAGAGGGGTTCAAGCTGAAATACCACACCAATACGGAATACATGAATTTCCGCAAAGGGCAGGAGCAGGCGGACACCGTCTATCTCACGCAGGCGGAAGTGGACGCTATATGGAATCTGGACCTCAAGCTGAGCATGGAGAAGAAGGCCCGTGACCTCTTCATCCTCGGGATATACACGGCGTCAAGGTTCTCTGACTATTCGAGACTGACGACGGAGGACATCAGGGACGGGAAGATACGGTTCGTCCAGAAGAAGACGTCCGGAGACGTGGTGATTCCTGCCGCGCCGAGGGTCCTCCAGGTCCTCGAAAGGAACGGAGGCCGCGCGCCTGCAATCAGCCAGCAGAAGTACAACGAGAACATAAAGGAGGTGTGCAGGAAGGCCGGAATGACTGAGACGGTGCTCGTGACAAGGAGCCACGGGGCGGCGCACAGCACCGAGAGGAAGAAGAAGTATGAGATGGTGTCGAGCCACACGGCAAGGAGGACGGGGGCGACGCTGCTATATATGTCTGGAGTGCCCCTGCGGCAATGTATGCTGATAACGGGCCACACGACGGAGGCGAACTTCATGAAGTACATCAGGGTGACGAAGGAGCAGAACGCGGAACTGCTCGCGTCAAATCCGTTCTTCAACCAGAAATGAAAAAGGAGGGCATCAGGTTGTCCTCCTCATTTTTTAAGCAGCAGTTCGATGATCTTGCGCTGCGTTTCCATCTCATTGACCAGCTTCGCGATGGTCTCGTCCTTAGCAGCTATTATCGCGTCATACTTGTCCTTCATCTGCATAATCGACAGGCAGCCTGGATCTCCCTCGCCGGTCTCGAGGAACTCATCGCTTATCAGGGGAAACGCCTTGCGTATCTTGCCGAGCTGAGGCGCGAGGGCGTACTTGCCGGACATTATGGACGATATTGAGGAACTGAAGGAGCCGAGCAGGAGTGACGCGAGCTTCGTGCTGCCCCCGCATCCCAAATCCACGATCGTCCTCATTATCTTCGCGTCCTGCGGCCGCAGTTTGTTCGGTTTCGCCATATTCAGTCTCCAAGCGACAAATTATACTTGCGAACCTTTTTGGCAAGGGCTGTATCCAGTTTCCTGTATGCCGTCATATAGTAGTCCTGTTCCCTTGAGTTCAACAGGGCATCGCAGACCTGCTTGTATATGGCAATCTTCTCCGCGATGGCACGTGCCGCATCATCCGTCGCAGAATCCTCCGTAAGTCCGTCAATCACATCCATAATCATCTTGTATCTCTTATATCCGGTCTTGTCGTAACTGCCGTAAGGGTCCTTGATTACGGAATCGCGCCAGGCCTCCCAGTCGGCATTGACGGAGACCTCAACGAATGGATACGTATAGATGTTGGCCCGCAGTTCGATGTCGTTCTGTCCCGTCCAGTAGTTGGCGGAACGGGTAAGGTCCCCGACCAGCACGACCAGATGGCAATGATACCTCGCAGCCTCTTTCTTGAGTTCCACATAGGCCTTGTCGCTTTCGGATTCGCCGAGGCCCCTCCAGACTGAAGACTTGGCTTTGATGGTCTTCACGAACTTCAGGCCCTTCGCCATATTTTCATCGTTCGTGACAATGACCCGCGCCCAGTCCTCCTCCGAAAGCACAGGATCCACGCTCTGCCCCTTGATGATTCTTCCTGACGCGAGCTTCACCTGCTTCACCTGCATCATGTCAACGATGTTCACGAGAGATTCGTCCGGATACACGTACCTGACTTCCGAAGACGACGCCTCCGTGATTCGGCACGGGACAACATCGCCGTTGTTGAGAAACAGGCTGTCGAGCGGCTGCTGCGCTTTCATCAGGAATCCCGCGAGAAGGCCGGATGCCGCACATACAAATCTTCTTGTCATATCTTTTTGGGGTTGTTTACATTCATTTCCATCACGTTCCCCGACTGCTTGAAACTGCCAGCCTCCGCAATCCTGAGATACGACTTCTGCAGTTCCTCATATTGGGCCTTAGCCTCCTTGCGCTCGTCCAGTAGGGCGGCAATCCTGTCGTTCAGTTCCATAATGCGCTTGCGGTTGACATCATCCGTCCTTTCCAGACGCTTTGAAAGCCTCTCGCAGGTCTTTATCAGTTCCGTGTTAGCCTTCTGTGAGGCGTCGCGCGACGACTGGAGCGAACTCACATGCGACGTGTAGGCATTCTCCACCGACTTGCAGGCGTCCGTCAATTTGTCAATGATTTCGTTTGTCCTGCTTATCCGCTTGTCGGATTCCTTGAGCATCTCCCTGTCGTCTTGGTAAATCTTCAGAAGGATAGGTTTGATTTCCGTTTCAAAAAGATCTTTGATAATTTCCCTTACCGTACTTTTCCGTAGGGCGTCACCGTCATCATCCATATTATATCAGTTTTAGTTTTCTATCGTTTCGTTTCCGTCATCCTCTGCATCAGGTCAATGAACTTGTTGATTTTCCCGTTCGCGTCCTTCAGGTCCGCGTTCTTCTCCGCGATTATGCCCTTCAGCATCTCTATTTCACCCTTCAGGGCGGTCACCAGTTCGGAGTTCCCGTCCCCCATCACGTTGCCTACTCCGGTCATCATCCTGTTGCCGTTTCCTCCCTGCATCGTGGCGGATATTGAGGACTTTTCGCCGAAGAACTCCGAAATCGGTATTCCCGTAGCAACGGAGATGCGCTCAATGAGACCTGTCTTAATGTCCGCCACGCTTAACAATGAGGACATATTAGATTGCGATTCGCCAATCATTTTAGCGATACTTGTAACAGTAATCCCTTTCCCTGCTAAAAAAATCTTTAATTCAACTCCTTTCATAATCAACGAGTTACGATAAAAGCATAAGATTTCTCTTATTTTTTACAAGAAAACACTTGTATTTTATCAGGAAACACCATATCTTTGCAATCAGATAAAACAAGACTGAAAAGATATGAAGGATTCCTGCCAACCAAATGGCTCTTTGTGAAAATTCCTAACAGAGGCAAAGATAAGAAATCCGTTTATCAATTCATAATCAAATGTTAAAAACTTTTGACGTTTTATCGTTTGCTCCAGTACAAGGAGGGTAAAAAACCAAGTGCGGACGAAGTGTCAGTCCGCGTGGGACAGCCGCCTACAGGACAACCTGAACGGGCACACCTGCGGATGCAGAGAAAACCGAGGCAACCGGCGTCATAGTATAGTGATGTATCGGGGGAAATGACCACCTTATTCATATTATCGTTTTGAATAAGGCGCATTTCTAAAGCAAAAATTGCTTTAATGCTGGAGCGTGACAAACCCGTCATGCTGAGGTCTCAACCCCTCGCAAAACGCAGAGAGAAGCATATATGAAAAGCAAGGTAATCGCCAGTTCGTCAAGTACGAATACATCGACATCCCTGACGACAATGACGAAGCGGCGGTTTCGGAACCTGACTAACAGAACAGACAAACAGACAAGATGAACAGAGAGTACCTCGAGAAAAGACAATGGACAAAACTGCTCGAATCGTTGGATGACGGTCCGAACATAATAGTATTCAAATCCATACGCGATATGGAATCCTGCCGTTCAACGGCCTCATACCTCAATATGAGGTCAAAGGATACGGTCATAAGGACGTCGCTCCACAAGAAGCAGCTCGTGGGGAACTTCTTCGTGGCCCCCAAGAAGGAATCGGAGGAGTGCATGACACAGCGTGACGCGTTTCTGCTCGAATCCGCACGCTACCTTCCGCCGGAGGCTTTCACGGAGAGTTACTTCGCGGGGTTCGAGACGAAGGAAGGCAGGAGAATGGCTACCGTCCTCCTGAACACGAAACTGGGAGCCAAGAAGATTCAAAAAATGGTAAAGAAATGATAATCATAGTAATTACCGCGCTTGCGGCTGCAATCATCGCCGCATTCTGCACCTACAAGTGGACAATGGCGATAGTCAAGGAGACAGCAGGTAAAATCCCTGACTGGAAGGTCTATTGGATTCCCACATCCGAAAGGCTGCCGAAGGTCGGCAAGTCCGTGATGGTGGCGTACATCCCCAACGAGAGCGAGGGCAGGAAAGCCAAGACCGCGCTGAGCAGGCTGTGCGAGGACGGCAAGTTCGGGATAGACAATCTCGGAAAGGTAATCGCATGGGCGGCAAGGCCCATATACCACAGCAGACCGGAACGACATGACCGTTAATGGATTTTCCATCATAGGCACTCCCGCAATGGAGCGCCTGCTGTCGATGCCCGACCTTGTGGTGAACAACATCCTGCCCAACAGGGTAATGCAAAGGATGAGCAGGGAGGACATCGGCATGAAACTGATATACTCGAGTCCCTGTAGGGATGAATCCGGAATCATAGGCCACCTGCACTATATAATCACAGACATTTACGACAACACCGCCGTATTGGCATTAGAATCATACGATTATGATAAATTAAAATCATACGATTATGAAAAGAAACAATAAAGCGCTGATACTGATTGCAGCATTCTTGGGCAGCATCGCCCTCAACATCTTCGTGGACAACTGCATCGTGGACGAGGAGTTCAACCAGATGAGCTGGGAGGCGTTCTGCGAGACTTACCATTACAGTTACTGGGACATGAGCGACGAGGCGAGGGACCTCTACACCAACGTGTGGAGCGGCTCGGAGGCTGAAAGGAAAGCGGTGGAGGAGAAGAGGAAATGAGCCAAACAGAAACACACTGCATCTGCCCCAAATGCGGCGGCGAATGCACAGGCACAAGGTATCCCATAGACAGGATGTCGGGAGGAATCGAGGAGCACGTCTTGGGACCTGTCGTTTACGAATGCACGGAGTGCGGATATACTTGGGAGGAGGAATGATTATGGATTTCAGAAAAATAGACTGGTGCGAGGTCTTCGGTTACGTGATAGTGCTTCTGGGCGTCGTTTCCGTCCTGTTCGGGAACGGCTCACTGGTGTCGAGGTGGATGGTCGTGCTGCTCGGGCTGCTGATAGCGAACCTTACGGAGATTTCCGACACGCTGAACGGCAAATATAGGGATTAGCGAACCTGCGAAGGCAAGCGTTTCTTTTCATATTAGTTCAATAGAATTGCACTCCGAGAGAAACGGGGTGCACCCTTCCGGGGAATATCTGGATAGACGACCGGAAGGGCGGAGGCAAAACGCGGATTGTGGCGCACCGCGGAGCATACCTGACTAAAGCATCAAAAGCCTCGCGGTCAGGGATGAGCCCAGGATTGCAGTACGGTTCGACTCCGTACCCTCCGGCAAAGGACAGCAGTGATGCTATTCCATCCATAGGTTATTTTATGTTCGTAAGGGCACCGAAGTTCCGGCAGTTGGCAGAGTGACCGGATGAAACAGGCAACGCTCGGAGGTTCGAGTCCTTCCGGTGCCCCCAACCAATATCAATTCCAATTACGGCTTCAAGGAGAGCCGGGCGGTGAGAGACCGCATGTTTTTGTCAGTTATAGGAACCGTTCACGCGGCTCAGTCCGCGTGCTTGGGGAATACATTCAGTGACTGGAAGCAACCTAAATCACTCAAGGTATGACTTCCTGCCCGGGTCGTGACCGGGATTCCCCGCAAGACGCAGTGATGCGTGTATGATGGAGGCGAAATAGAGTTTTCTGGTTTTAGGTTTATGTTTTCACGCAAATCGCAAAACAAAGGAATCCATGTAGTTTCAGTTTTTAGCGTAAATCAGTGCAGCCTCCATCTTTTTTTTTGACAATCACAAAGCACAATCAATATGACAAATGCAGGTAACATGAGGGTCAAGACCCTTATTGCCGAGACGCGGGCGCGTCTTGACGAGCTCGAGAGACTGGTCGACTACGACCAGGTAATCTCCTGCACGGAAGCCGCGAGACAACTCGGAATAACGAGAGGGACAGTAAGCCGGTACATCGCCGCCGGAAAACTCCACAAGATCCAGCGCGGAGACCGTGTGGGACTCTCGATGTCTGAAGTGGAGCGGCTGAAGAAATGATTTCAGGGAAATCAGCCTCAATCCTGACGTGGGATGCCGCAGAGGGGGAATGGGTCGAAAGCAGGTGGAGGTATAGCTCTCCATGCGCGACACTGTTCAGGCATCTGTCGAGAGCGCACTGGATAGAGAAGCGCATCCACGTTATCAAGTACACCAAGCTCAGGATACTGTGGGAGAACTGGGTGACCAGGCCGATGACTTCCACGGACAGGAAAAGGCTCAAGGTCGCGGAGAAGATGCCCTTCCGCAAATTCACCGACCACTTCCTCAGCATGTTCGAGACGGATGCGGCGATAGAGCGCGTCTCGGAGATAATGAGGGAGACATTCATAAGGGAAGAATCAACAAAACAGAATCACAATGGATAATTTGGACATTTACAGGCGGGTCGCCGACGTGCCGCCTGAGGCGCAGAAGCCAATCACCGGAGGAAACCTCAAGGGAATGACCGACATCAACCCCATGTGGAGAATCAGGACTCTCACGGAAATCTTCGGGCCTTGCGGCCTCGGATGGTACACTCAGATCATCGAGAGGTGGACCGAGAGGGACGTGAACGAATCGACAGCATGGGTGAAGATCGCCCTGTACGTGAAGTTCCCTGACACCGACACGTGGTCCATGCCGATTGAAGGCGTAGGCGGCTCGAAGCAGTGCGGAAAGGGAAAGGGAGACGGAATCAACGACGAGGCGTTCAAGATGGCTGAGACTGACGCCATTTCCGTAGCCTGCAAGAAACTCGGAGTGGGAGCCTCGGTCTATTGGGACAAGGACATCACGAAGTATTCGGCGCAGGAGACAAAGGGCAGCAAAACGGGGACGAAGCGGACAGTCAAGCAGGTGGAGAGCAGCAAGCCGACGGCGGAGGCCCAGCCTGTCGCGGCGCAGCCCGTTGGAGACGTGGATCCTATGACGCTCGAGAAGTTCGTGCTTGACGACGCGATAAGGGACGTGAACGGCGCGAAGACGCCGGAGGAACTGACTGACGCGTGGAACAGATGGAAGCCCGTATTCGGAGACAACGTGGAACTGAGAAAGGCAGTGGCGACAAGCCCTGCGAACCCTAAAAAACACCGTTCAAATGGATAGACTGACAGAATGCAGGAGCGTGCTGTTCGATGAACTGACGCACAGTTATTTCTGCGGAGACAAGATGCTTATAGGCGTGACGTCGCTGATGAAAAAGCACGGGCTGTCGGCTGACTACGGGGGCATCCCTTCCGACGTGCTGGACAAGGCGGCGGCGAAGGGCTCCGCCATCCACGAGCTGCTCGAGGACTACGACAACGGGGAGACCGTGGTCGAGGACGAGAACCTGAAGGCGTACAAGAAACTCAACCTCATGGTTCTCCGCTCGGAGTATCTGGTGTCGGACAACGAGGTGGTCGCGACCTTCATCGACAAGGTGCTTGACGACTATTCCCTTGCCGACGTCAAGACGACATCCGAAGTACACACCCACGCGCTCGAATGGCAGCTGTCCATCTGCGCGTATCTCTTCGAGAGACAGAACAAGGGAATCAAGGTCCCCGCGCTGTACTGCATCCACGTCAGGAACAGGAAAGCGAAGCTCATCCCGGTCAACAGGCTTCCGGACAGCGAGGTCGAGAGGCTGATAGGCTGCGAGGCGAAGGGAGAGAAGTTCACGGAAATCCCGATTGAGACGGCTGTGACGGAAATCATCTCGGAATCCGAGGAGGTTACGCTCACGAAGAACCTCGAGAGCATCGCAATCTTCAAGCAGAAGATAAAGGAGGCGGAGGCGGCCATTTCGGAAATCCAAGACAGGCTTTACAATCGAATGAAAGAGTGCAACCTTAACGAAGTCTTGGGAGAGACCGGAAAGTTCGTCAGAAGGGCGGAAACCACGCGAGTTTCGCTTGACGCGAAAGCACTGAAGGAGAAGAAGCCAAAAATCTACGAGGCGTTCAAGGTGGAGACGAAAGTAAAAGGCAGTATAACATTCAAACCATACAAGTAAATGAGCAATCTCAACAGACTATTTTTGATCGGGCGCGTAGGAAGCGAGCCTGACGTAAGGAACTTCGGAAACGGCAACAGGGTGGCGAACTGCTCGCTCGCCGTGACGGAAAGGTACAAGGACAAGAACGGACAGCATGTCGAAAGGCCGACGTGGTTCAGGTTGCGGTTCTTCGGCAAGACGGTGGATACTGTAGAGAAGTATGTGCATTCAGGCGACACCATCTATGTCGAGGGGCAGCACGTGCAGAGGGAGTACGAGAACAAGGACGGACAGAAAGTGGCGACTTGGGAAGTGAGGGTGCTGAACTTCCAGTTCCTCACGCAGAAGAACAGGGAAGAGCAGGAACAGACCGAGGCCAACAACGACATGCCTTATTACGAGTAGGATGAAACTGAATCTCGTGAACACGCCGAGAGGCTTCCTCGTTCCGGAGTCTGATGCCGACTACGACAGCAAGTCGAGGCTCCGTATCGGGGAGACCTACACGGCGGAAATAAAGCTCGTGAGGAATCCCGAGTTCCACCGCCTGTACTTCCAGATGCTCCGCACCGCTTGGGAGTTCCTTCCCGAATCAGTGAGGTCGGGGAAATTCCACGGCAACCAGGAGGCGTTCCGCAAGTGCATGGAGATTACCGCAGGCTATTACGAGGAGTTCTATTCACCGCGTTTCAAGGACTGGGTGCAGGGACCGAAGTCGATAGCGTTCGAGAGACTTGACGAGACGGGATTCAGGGAACTGTACAACGGCGTCAGGGCAGTCCTCGACAAGATACTCACGCATTACATTCCGATAGAGACTTTTGAACAATACTTTTTGAAGTTTTAGTGATATGAAAAACGGCTATACCGTCATCCAGGACTGGATGCTCGAAATGGACTTGGATCTGACGAGCACATTCGTCTATGCGAACATCTACGGATTCTCGCAGGACGGGGAATCAGTGTTTTCCGGAACCCAGAAATGGCTTGCGGAAAGATGCAAGTGCAGCAAGGAGACAATCAAGCGCGTTCTCAGGTCGCTCGTCGAAAAGGGACTGATTGAGAAGATTGAGAAAAAAATCAACGGCGTGACGTTCTACGACTATCGCGTCAACCCGAGAGCGCTCGAAATGAATGACGCCGATGACCCGGGTGGGGTCAAAATGACCCGGGGGTGGGGTCAAAATGACCCCCCATATAATACTAAAGATAATACTAATATAGAAAAAGATAATACTAACGTATTATCCAAAAAGAAAGTCGGAAGTCAGGAGGCATCCGCTCCCGTAGAAGCCGGAACAGCAAAAGAAAAAAGTTGCGCCAAAAAAGAAAAGTTCGACTTCAAGGCGGCTCTCGTCTCCGAGGGAGTATCGGAACAGACGGCCTCGGATTGGCTCGAAGTCCGGGCGAAGACGGGAGGCGTGAACACCGTCACGGCCTTCAAGTCCATAAAAAGAGAACTGGATCTCGCAAAGGGCAACGGAATAAGCGCTGAAGAATGTATAGCGATGGCCGCGACGAAGACGTGGAGGGGATTCGAGTACAGGTGGTACGTGAACGAAAAATCGAAAGACAATGCAGATAAACCAAAAATCGATAGACGAAGAGGCACTGATGTCCTGGATGTGCCAGTCTCGGAGTATTACAAGTCGTTTTAGGCTTCCCTGCTCAAAGGAGACGGCCGAATCGGTAATCCGCTCGGCACTGCGTGCGGAAGTCAAGTCGCGGGGGATGCAGTTCGAGATGAGGCAGGAAACGGCGGAAATCATTTCAAAGGTCGCGGACATCCTCACTTCGGAATCGCACAAGTTCGGGATAATGTTCAGCGGGCAGTGCGGAAACGGCAAGACCACGATGGTGAAGGCAATATCGGGGGCGGTAAGGTACTTCGCGCTGCTTGACAAGCTGGGGAACTTCAGCCTCTCGCTGCATATCGTAGGGGCGAAGACAATCGCAACGGAAAATCCTGAAGCGAAGACCTATTACCAGAGGCTGAGGCTCCTCGCCATCGAGGATATGGGCAACGAGCCTGCGGAATACGCGCAGTACGGCAACCTCTCAAACCCTTTGGCCGATGTGATAGAATACCGCTACGACAACCAGTTGTTCACGGTCATAACGACAAATTTGACACCGCCGCAGATTACGGAGAAATACGGAGTGCGTATCGCTGACAGGTTCAGGGAGATGCTTGAAGTGATAGTTTTCGAGGGCGGCTCGTTCAGGAAATGAAAACAGATATGGAAAAGATAAGAGTTTGCACATGCTTCAGTGGCTATGACAGCCAGTGTCTGAGTCTGGATAGGCTTACGGAAGCCTATCCAGACTTGTTCTCCTACGAACTCGTGGCGTGGTCGGAGATTGACAGGTACGCGATTCAGGCGCACAACGCGCTATATCCCCAATGGGCCGACAGGAACCTTGGCGACATAACGAAAGTGGATTGGGAAAATGTCCCTGACTTTGACCTGCTCACTTACAGCTCGCCATGTCAGGATTTCAGCAACGCCGGACTGCAAAAAGGAGGAGAAGAAGGTTCTGGAACACGCAGTTCCCTGCTGTGGGAAATCCGCAAGGCGGTCCTCACGAAGAAGCCGAAATTCCTTCTGCTTGAGAACGTCAAGGCCCTCACGTCAAAGAAGTTCTTCCCGTTGTTCCAGAAATGGATGGACGAGCTTGAATCCTACGGATATACGAACTATTGGCAAGTCCTCAACGCGAAGGACTACGGAGTTCCGCAGAACAGGGAGAGGGTTTTCCTTGTCAGCATCCTGAACGGCGACGGCATCTATCATTTCCCGAAGCCGTTTGAACTGGACAAGTTCCTGATTGATGTCCTGGAGCCGGAGGACGATGAGAAATACTACGTCAGCGACCAGGCGATTCAGGGATTCCTCGCCCACAACGAGAACCACGAAAGGAAAGGTACAGGGTTCATGTGAAGGCCGAAAGACCCGTTTAGGGGGGGGGCAGGTAGCAAGCTGCCTACGGGCGAAAGCGGCTCTTGCACCTACGGACAACACTATCATAGTGTGGCAGGGTGTATCAGGGCTAACGTCTGGAAAGTAGGGCCTACGGACAATTATATCATAGACTATGCAGACTGGCGGACAAAGACTTCATAGACTGCTTAAAAGCGGCAAGGTTCCTATCAGGGGGGCGGCCTCGAACCGAAGATTATTGTTCGGATTGTCAAGGACGCGGAACAAAGCAGGGTGGATTGAGCATTTTAACCTCCGTGACGTCACCAATACGATTCACGCGCAAGTAGGAGCCGCAAGACTGAATATGGAGGTGCTAATAGCAGAGTTCTATGAAAGCGATATTACACCCGGTGAGGAATGAATACGGCAAGCGGATACGCAAGGACTACGAGAACTACAGAATCCGGCTACCGCGAAGCAGTATAAAGAGATATGAGCCGAGGGCAGATGGAATTTCAAACACCGTCACTTCAGTCCAGAAAGACAACTATTTAATCGAAAAGAATATGGATGCAAATCTGATTATGAATCTCCCTGAAGAACTGAAGGGAAAGAGGCTGAGGATAAGGAAACTCACGCCGAGGGAATGCTTCAGACTGATGGGCGTAAGGGAAAAGGAAATCAACAAGATTCAGCAGGCGAAGTTCCTGAAGAACGAGGTCGTGCCTGCCGAGAACCAGGACAATCCTGACGCCAAGCCGATAAGCAACTCCCAGCAGTACAAGATGGCTGGAAACTCGATTGTCGTTGACTGCCTGTTCTACATCTTCCGGAATCTTTTCATCGGCGAGCCGGAAGAGGACAAAACCACGCTGTTCTGATGACTGTAGAGTGGAAAACGGTGAACGGGACAGCATCGGGAGAGGTGGTGTCCAAGATGACGTACTATCAGGTGCGCCTGAAGAACGGAAAGACGATGTTTGTCGCACAAAAGGATATTGTACAGGATGATACACATAGGGATTGACCCCGGAGCCAACGGGGGAATTGCAGTGCTCGACGATTCGGGCGCTGTAATTTTTTTACGAAAAATGCCTGAGACGCCGCAGGACCTGATTGACGCGCTCCGTCGGTTCGCAGAGGATTCGTGCTGCACGCTCGAGAAGGTCGGAGGAATGCCAGGCAACGGAGGTATGGCGATGTTCAACTTCGGAAAGGGCTACGGACATCTGGAAATGGCGCTTCTGTCGCTGAAGATACCTACGGAGACCGTCACTCCTCAGAAGTGGGAAAAGACGTACCAGTTGGGTTCATCAAGGGGCGTCAAGAAGACCGAATGGAAGAACAGGCTGAAGGCTAAAGCGCAGCAGCTGTTCCCCGGAGAAAGGATAACGCTTGCCGTATGCGATGCTCTGTTGATAGCGGAATACGGCAGAAGAAACAGAAAATAATCAAACAATTCAATTAACGATTCAATTATGGAAACAAACAAGGAAACGAGTATGATTTACTCCGATGAGATTCTTTATGCAGTCCTGAAGGACGGAACTGTAGTCAGCAATGTAAGAGAGGTCGTAGAAGGCAAAGACTGGATGGATAAGATGCCTATTTTAGAGAAATTGTTCTGCTCGAACCTGGATCTCTTAAAGGATATAAAAGACTACCCTAAACCTATCAGCCAACGTGCCTTTCTCTTGGTGTCATTGACTTCGTTGTCGGCTCAAGGCAGATGTAAAGCGGAATTGAAAACAGTCCTTGATGAGTTGACCGCCAAATTAGAGGCAGAAGATCGCAAGAAAGATGAAACCGACAGCAGTCATGGAGACGATGACAAGTAAACCGAAAATAACGAAAGAACAGGCCAAGGAGAACCTCAAGGCATTCCGCAAGGAACTCAAGGAAAAGGCCTGGAACCGGGTCGCCAACTCTAAGATTCCCGACCTCGTGAGGATGGGAATGCTGATGTCCAATGCGCTTGCGCTGCTTTCCTCCCAGATAGACGCGAGGATCAGGGCAGAGCTGAGGGCTGAAGGGATGCAGGCGAAGACAAACGGAGGAGATGGAGACATCATCTGCGGCCTGAAGAACTACGCGGAAAAGAGCAAGGCTGCCGCCTACTGGTTCGAGCGGGACCTTCAGCCGTTCATCAACAACTGCACCTTCGGCAGTTATGGCGTCAAGGCCTATGACGATTTCAACCACAGCTCGAGCGAGGTCATCCAACTGATAATGCTCTGCATTGACAGAGGGGAAGTTGACGGAGGGATGGAAAAGATTTTCAGGGCACTGCACAGGCTGAAGAAGGGAACGAGGTTCTCGGACGAGGACATTGCAAGGTTTGATTTTAAGGAATAAAAAAATGAAAGTAAGAATCAAAAAACTTAATGACAACGCTGTGATGCCGACAAAGGCACACGCGACAGACTTTGGCTACGATGTCGTGGCAACATCAAGAGAGGAGATTGCTCCTAATGTCTGGAAATATGGGATAGGACTTGCGTTTGAATTGGAGCCGACGTCGATGTCTTACAATATCGCAATTTCCTTTCGTCCGAGAAGCAGCATATACAAGACAGGTCTTGTGCTTTCAAACTGCATAGGAACCATCGACAAGGACTATCGCGGAGAAGTTTCGGCAATCTTCTACAAGGTCGCGGAAGGTGAGATTTACGAGGTCGGAGACAGAATCGGGCAGATACACCTCAGCCTTGAAGGTTTAATGGAGTTTGAGTGGGCGGACAGCCTTTCAGATACAGAAAGAGGAACTGGCGGATATGGCTCAACAGGGAGGTAGTCATAAAGTTTGAGGCTACATTCTCGGAACACGGCAGGGTTATGACCAGAACCTACGACAAGCCGGACGCAACCAAAGAGGACGTGATTGAATGGTTCGGGTTGCGTGAAAGTGATATAGACTGGTTTACAATTAAACAAATTAACGAAAAGGATTAAATTATGAAATACGATGAACTAATGGTCGGCGACTGGATTGTCGAAAGTCACGGATTCCCCGTGCAAGTGGTGTCCGTCGGCCAAAATTACCTCTATGCTAACTACGAGGGTAGCGGGTTCACAATCGTGGAGTTTAACGACATGGACAACAAACTCTATCCGATTCTCCTGACGGACGAGTTCTTCGAGAAAAACGACTTCAACAAGAAAATCCTCTATTGGTCTAAAGGTAATTTTCTCACCGAGATAGACGGGAACAACGGTTACAACATCTCAATTAAATTCTTTCCGCCTCCGTCCGGACCGGACGCTAACGTTCACTATGTGCACGAATTGCAGCAACTCTTGAGGCTTGGAGGATATATAGAAATAGCAAACAACGTGAAACTATGACAAACAAAGAACTGCAAGACAAACTGCGGAAGTTCCCTGACGACATGGAAGTCAAGATTGAACTGGATGAGTATTTCTATGCGAAATGCGCATCGCCGTACAAGGTTCAGCGGCTGCCGATTGGCGAGGAATTTATCGCGATAGGAGAATTTGGAAAATTATAAATCATTATGGCAAGAATCATTTACAAGGAAGGCTGTGATGGCCAGAACATACTCGAAAGCATCGAAGGTATCGAAATAGACCTGCTCAACGGCCAGAAGGCGCTCATCTATCCGAGGTATTCGAAAGAGGTGATGCTTCCGGCTGATAAGATAGAGTCTTGGACTGCAAAAAGTATCAGCGAGATTGAGGCTCTGAAGAAGAAGGACAATGCCTGGACAACCGGAGCGCTCTTGAAGTGCGGAAGTCCTGCGGCACAATATGTCAGCAATTTCCACTCTGACAAGTACGGCCTCTTCGGATTGCCTACCCTGCTGGCGGCAATGGAAATTCAAGACCAGAAGTTCGACATCGATGCTCTGGCAATCACTATCAAGGGAACCAACTTGCTTGGCAACTTCACCAGCAGCGTTTGGTCTTGTTCCCGGTACAGCGAGAACGGCGGTTGGATTGCGTATGGCAACGTCGGTTTTGCCAGCTACGACGGCTTGTACGCCGCGTACCTGGCTGTTCCGGTCATTCTTTACTAACAACGGCGGGGCGCTTGCCCTGCCTTAAAATCGAAAATTATCATGACAGCTTGTGATTTTTGTATGTATCGCGGTGAAACTATGTGTATGGCGGGACAGGATCTCGCAAACAAAAACTTATGCGACAGAATCAGGCTCTTCAATACTGGCAAGAGGATAGCCAATGAACGTGCACTTGCTCTCTACGAGCAAGAACTGCGGCAGTTCAAGCGGCTGCTAAATTCGGTGTCGAAAGACGGAACTGGCGGAGAGTTAATATCAGTGGGCGGCAGACTTGCCGCATTCAAAAAAGCATTGGAAGATGATAAATAAAACTCAAATGGAAACAATTTGCATTCTTGTAATTGTAACGAATGTAATAGCTGCTGTGACTCGTATGATAAGCAAGGACTGGCTGAATGTCCTTAATCATATAGTAATAGCATTATCATGGGTTATAATACTTAAACACGAATCGGACAATTATCATGATGAAGTATAGAGTAATTAAGGCCGTCAACGGCTACGGAGAAACAATCTACGTCCCGCAATACAGGAGATTCCTTATGTGGCGGAATATGGGCAGAAAATATGACGACTTCACAAGCGCAATCGCATACGTCAGGGAGAACGGCATCTGCAAGAAGGAAGAAGTGATTTTTGAAATATAAAAATATGGAAATGGAAATGGAAATGGAAATGGAAACACAAGAACGGATGGTGTATCGCTACAAGTGCAAGCATTTCTCCTACGAGAACTGCATGAAGAAGTCAGGATATTACGGCGGCATACACCTGCTTATGGGGTGTGACGGAGACTGCCGGAGAATGAAGAATTACGACAAAAAAGTCAAAAAAGAAAAAGAGAAAAAATGAAAGAAAAAATAATTGCCTACAAAGGTTTTAATAAAGACCTTACTTGTAAAGGTTTTCAGTATGAAGTTGGGAAAGAATACACAGAAGAAAAAGTGTCAATTTGCAATAGTGGATTCCATGCTTGCGAGAACCCGTTTGATGTTCTTGACTTCTATGGAGATGCTCTTAACAATAGGTTTTGCAAGGTTGAGCAGTCAGGGTTAATTAAAAAGGACAATAAGAAGCAGGTGTCCTCAAAAATCAAGGTTGTAGCAGAAATTGGTTTTGCTGGATTGTTCAAAGCTGGTGTAGAGTGGATTAAGGAAATCACTAATCCAACGCATGTCATTAAAGAAACTTTGGGTAATAATGATAAAAATAAGATAGGTTCAAGCGGATATTCTGCAAAGATAGGTTCAAGCGGAGATTATGCAAAGATAGGTTCAAGCGGATATTCTGCACAGATAGGTTCAAGCGGAGATTATGCAAAGATAGGTTCAAGCGGAGATTATGCAAAGATAGGTTCAAGCGGAGATTCTGCAAAGATAGGTTCAAGCGGAGATTCTGCAAAGATAGGTTCAAGCGGATATTCTGCAAAGATAGGTTCAAGCGGATATTCTGCACAGATAGGTTCAAGCGGAGATTCTGCACAGATAGGTTCAAGCGGATATTCTGCAAAGATAGATAGCACCGGAGAGGATAGTGTTATATGTTGTGCAGGTAACAATTCCGCCGTAAGAGCAAAGAAAGGTTCCTGGATTACCCTTTCAGAGTGGAGATATTCAGAAGAAAAGAAAAGGACCGTTCCTGTTTTTGTAAAAACCGAGTATGTGGACGGAGAGAAGATAAAGGAGGACACTTGGTATAAACTTAAAAATGGGAATTTTGTAGAAGTCTTAAAATAGAGTGGGAGGAGTAATTATGAACGAATTATATTGGATTAGTGTTATTGGAAAACTGAACACAGCGTTTTGGGTGGGCGTCGGAGCCAGTCTTGCTATTCTCTTTGTCGCAAGCTTGGTTCTTTTTATAGATGGATCTTGTGAGGAAGATGAAGATAGAGAACGCCTATCAAAGACGTGTAAACGTTGTACGATCATTGCGTTGATTTGTGCCTTATGTGCAATCGCGACTCCCAGCACAAAAGAGTTGTATCTTATCTACGGAGCGGGAACCATTGTAGATTATTGCAAAGGTGATTCTAAAGCCAAAGAAATCCCAGATAAGGCTATTGAGGCACTCGACAGATATTTGGATAGTATTAAAGAGAATGAAAAAGGCGAATAGTTATGAATGAGGATATTAACATTTGCGAAATCCTGAAGGATTGCAAGGCTGGCACCAAACTTTATTCACCTGTATTCGGAAAGGTGGAACTGGTAAAACTTTATCCCGGCAAGTTCTGGTGCATTGAAACGAATAACGCCTGTTTATATACGAAAGACGGGAAGATTGCTATACACGACGGTGTAGGTAAATTGTCAGATGATTGTTTGTTGTTTCCGTCAAAGAGCCAACGTGACTGGAGAGACACCCATTTGTTTGACAAAAACAGACTTAGCCACTCAAAGGTGCTGGCTATTGTATATAAAACTGACTTGGAGCAATGCTTGGTGCGGAACAGAGGAGACGTGTGGCATTACGCCGAGGGTCTGCATAGTTTCGTTTCTTGCGATGGCGCAAGAAATTATGTTGACCAGTTGTT